AACAAATCCGTGACTATGCGAAATCTGTTGGATGGACTGACCAAGAACTCAGTTCCGTATATGACTCTCGTGCTGTGGTTTCTTTGTATAAAGCAATGAAGTATGAGCAACTTCAAAAGAGCAAACCCGAGTTAACCAAGAAACTCCAGTCTGCCCCTAAGATGATGCGTTCTGGGACTTCTGCGCCTCCTGCAAGGAACTCACAAGACAAACAGGTAATGCAGAGGTTGCGTGAGACTGGTAAAGTCACAGACGCTGCCAAAGCATTTGAACGATTCTTTTAATTTTGGAGTTTTAAAATGGCTACATATCAAACGTATACCGCTATTGGTCAGCGTGAAGACCTTTCTGATGTAATCTATAACATCAGCCCCACAGACACACCTTTCATGTCTTCCATTGGCAAGACAAAGGCTACTGCTGTGTACCACGAGTGGCAGACTGACAGCTTGGCTGCTGCTTCTTTGTCTAACTACGCAGTTGAGGGTGCAACAGCATCTGACGCTACTATGTCTCCAACAACTCGTGTTGGTAACCGCACTCAGATTGCACAGAAAACTATCAAGATTTCTGGCACTTTGCAATCAGTTGACAAAGCTGGTCGTAAGTCTGAAAAGGCTTATCAGTTGGCTAAAGCATCGGCTGAGATTAAGCGCGACATGGAAACTTCATTGTTGAGCAACCAAGTTGCCTCCAATGGTGATTCTTCTACTGCTCGTAAATTGGGTGGTCTGCAAGCATGGTTGAACAGCAACTATGATGGTGGTACTTCTGGTGTTGCTGGTGACTTGGGTACTACTGCTCGTACCAATGGCACAAACCGCACCTTCACAGAAGACATCTTGAAGACTGTCGTTAAAGAAGTTTACGCTTCTGGTGGCAATCCCAAAGTGTTGATGGTCAACCCTGCACACAAGCAATTGGTGTCAGCTTTTGCTGGTATCGCTGCACAGCGTTTCATGGCCCCATCTAACACCCCAACCACAATCGTGGCCGCTGCCGATGTTTATATGAGCGACTTCGGCACAATTTCTGTTGTTCCCAACCGCTTTATGACTTCTACCAACTCATGCGATGACACAGCGTTTATCGTTGACCCAGACATGGCTGCTGTAGCTTACCTGCGTCCCTTCCAGACCAACGAGTTGGCTGTGACTGGTGACAATGAGTCTACACAGTTGTTGGCTGAGTACACCTTGGAAGTTAAAAACCAAGCTGCACACGGAATTTTGGCTGACTTGACACCTTAATCTAAGGTGACCTAAAAAATGCCTCAGACTAACCCTCTGGGGCATTTTCTTTTCTAGTCAAACTGATAGAATTGCGCTATGACAAACATTAGAGAAACTGCTGTTCATGCTGATGGTGAGGGTGGAATTGTTATCCAAACTCGTCAAGATGTATCTGCCATTATTGAGCAGAATAAAAAGGAATATAACTCCTTTGATGAACGAGCAAGATGGTCTGACAATTTGTTTGGCAACAAGGTTGCGTCTATTCCTTTGACTGTGATCGATGACCTTAACAAACAAGGCATCATGCGTGGTTATGCTGTTTTGGATGACAAGCGTTTTGCTGCTTTTCTGAATGACCCAATGAATCGTGCATGGCGCACTAGAACAGGAGTTGTATGAGTTTTACTACCTATGCTGAACTACAAACAACTATCGCAGGGTATTTGGCTCGTTCAGACCTGACCACACAGATTCCAGACTTTATTCGTTTGGCAGAGATTCGCTTGCGTAGAGACTTGCGTATTCGCCAGATGTTGAATTCAACTACGCTGACCTGCACTTCAGGTACAGCAACAGTCAGTATCCCTTCTGACTTCTTGGAAGTAAAAGATTTCGTAGTTACTGGTAATCCTGTGATGCCATTGAACTACCAATCTCCATCGTTGTTCTCTCGTAACTCAAGAAGCATGGATGCTGGTAAGCCATTGGACTACACAGTCTTGGCAAGCACTTTGAAGTTAGCACCTATTCCTGATTCTAATTACACATTGAGTTTGGTCTACTCTGCTGCGCCTCCATTCCTGAGTGACTCAAACACATCAAATACATTCTTGACTACTTGTCCTGATTTGCTTTTGTATGCTTCTTTAGTTGAAGCAGAGCCTTATCTGATGAATGATGCTCGTATCAATACATGGGGAACTATGTTTGATCGTGCTATGAATTCGTTGACTCGTTCTGATGAGAAGGGTCAATTCTCAGGCGTTCCATTGGCAATGCAAACAACCTATATTTAATATGCCTACACAAAGAATAGCATTTGGTGAGTGGATGCCTGACCAGTCAGGTATCTCTGGTGCTTTGATGGAAGCAAAGAATGTTGTTTCTTCAGCTATTGGGTACGGGCCTATTCCCTCTGCGGTAGCCTTCTCTGGAACAGCTACTGAGAATCTTTTATCTTTGTACGCTGCCAAGAATCCAGACAGCACAACTCAGTTGTTTACTGCTGGTTTTACAAAGGTCTACACCTGTGATGGTGTTGGTGCATTGACTCAGGTAAATACTGGTTATACAGCTAGTGAGCGTCCAAGGTTTACACAGTTTGGCAAGCGAGTGATCTTTGCTAATAACGCTGAGAAACTCCAGTCATGGACTCTTGGTAGTTCTACAGCATTTGCTAATCTGTCTTCTGATGCACCTATTGCTAAGTATGTGACTGTTGTGCGTGACTTTGTTGTTGCTGCTAACACTTACGAATCATCTGCTCAAGAGCAATATCGAGTGAGATGGTCAGATATTAACAATGAGACTAACTGGACAACATCTGCAACAAGTCAGGCTGACTATCAAGATATTCCTGATGGTGGACAAATTGTAGGTATTCGTGGTGGTGAGTTTGGCTTGATCTTCTTGGAGAGAGCCATTCACCGAATGACCTATGTTGGTACTCCATTCATTTTCCAGTTTGACAATATCTCTCGTAACAAGGGATGTATGGTAGCTGGCTCTATTGCACAGTATCAAGGAATTACCTTCTTCCTATCGGACGATGGTTTCTATATGTGTGATGGACAGAATGTCATTCCAATCGGTGCAGAAAAAGTTGATAAGTTCTTCTTAGATGATGCTTCTGAATCTGATTACACATCAATGAGTGCTGCTGTTGACCCAATCCGCAAACTGGTTTTGTGGAACTATGTGTCAACAAGTGGTGACAGAAAACTGCTGATTTATAACTTCTCTACAAAGCGATGGACTTATGGTGATGCAGGTACTGATTACATTGCCGAAGCATCTAGTGCAAGTGTGACATTGGAACAGTTGGACAGCATTAACGCTTCTATTGATGCTTTGACAACTACGCTTGATTCTCGTTTGTATGTGGGTGGAAAGTACTTCCTTGGTGGTACTTTTGGCAACCAGATCATGACCTACACAGGTGCTAACCTGAGTGCTGATCTACAGACTGGTGACATTGACCTTGGTGGTCAGTCTATTGTAACTTTGGCTCGTCCACAGGTAGATGGTGGTTCTGCTGATGTTTCTGTAGCTTCTCGTGCTTTGTTAAGCCAGTCAGTTAACTTTGGTACGGCTGTACCTGCTGACTCTGAGAATCGTTGTTCTTTGCGTTCTAGTGGGCGTTACCACAGGATTCGTGTGCAACCAACAGGCTCTAATTGGGATGCTGCTGTGGCTGTGGACATTGACATTGTTGGTCAGGGAGTTCGCTGATGTTTAGAACACTTCCTGTATTTGGTGCTGACCAACGTGGTGTTGCTGAAGTTGTCAACAACATAATGAATGGCAAGACCAACAACACAGGGACGATTACTCTGGCGACTGGAAATGCTACTTCTACGACTATTTACGATAAGCGTATAAGTGTTGATTCAAAGATTATTCTAATTCCATTTTCTGATGCGGCAGAGGCTGATGCTGCGCCTTATGGATGTTTTAGCAACAATACAGACCAAACTGCACCTAGTGCTGGAACTACTGCTGTGGTTGTTTTTGACACAACTGAGGAAAGCAATGGTGTTTACCTGTCAAACACAACAAGGATAAATGTAAGAAACGCTGGCATTTATAACTTCCAGTATTCCTTACAGTTGCAAAACAGTACAAATGATGGTCAATATGCTGACATTTGGTTTCGGGTAAATGGAACAGATGTGGTTCGTTCTGGTAGCCGATTTGGTATGCCAGCAAGGAAAAGCACAGGTGACCCTAGTCATTTGATTGGCTCAATGAATTTCTTTCTTGATTTGGCAGCAAATGATTATGTAGAGTTGGCAGGTGCTGTTTCTGATGTTGGTGTGACATTAGAGCATTTCCCTGCTGATACTGGCATACCAAGACCCTCTATTCCTGCTGCAATCATTACGGCTCAGTTTATTGCACCTTACGCATATTCAAATGTCTATGTTTCTTCCCAAACTAGCGGTGAGGCTGTAGTTTCTCACTTTGCTAATAGTACGGCTGACAAGACATATGCGTATGTTGTAATTGGATAATTTATGTATAATGGATTCCGTGGATGACCCGCTATGGAATCCGAAACTCTAGGAGTAAAACATGGCGACTACTACCACATCATCGATTGACCCAACGATACAACCATACTTAGGCTATGGTCTGCAACAAGCGCAGCAGTTGTATCAGGGTGGAGGCCCACAGTACTATGGTGGTCAGACTTATGTAAGTCCTTCCACTACTACTCAAACTGGTCTACAAGCTCTTGAGGCTCGTGCTTCCTTGGGTAATCCCTTGCTTCAATCTGCTCAGAATCAGCTACAGAACACAGTTTCTGGTGGCTTTCTAGGTGGAAATCCATTCTTCCAAGGTGCTTTCCAACCTGCTGCTCAAGCTGCTCAGACTCAGTTTCAGCAGACTCTAGGAGACATTGCATCTAAGTCTAGTCTTGCAGGGCGTTATGGCTCTGGTGCTATGGGTTCATTGCAAGATCGAGCAACTGGTGCGTTTGGTCAGCAATTGGCTAACACAGCAGGTCAGTTGGCTTATCAGAACTATGCTGATGAGCGTAATCGTCAACAGCAAGCTATTGGCATGGCCCCAACTATGGCGAGTGCTGACTACCAAGACATTCAGAATATGTTGCAAGCTGGTCAGATTCGTGAGGGCTACACAGGTCAGCAACAGCAAGCAGACATTGCTAAGTTCAACTTCTTGCAAAACCAACCACAACAGAACTTGCAGAACTATCTGTCTTTGGTTTATGGCAACCCATTAGGACGAGTTGGTCAATCTACATCTAGCGGTACACAAGACACTTCTAATCTGCAAAACTTGTTAGGTTTGGCTGCTGTTGGCGGTGGTTTATACAAGAATCTAGGTGGCTCTGAAGGCATTGGAAACTTGTGGGACAGCGCATCTAACTGGCTGAGTGGTGGAGGTTAATCATGGCTGGACTATTAGACATTTTCGGTACTAGCGGTGCAGACACAATGGGTCTGCTCGGTATGTCACCTGCTGACATTGCTCGTAATCGTGACGATGCACAAGCACAAGCCTTGTATGCACTAGCAGGACGATTGTTCCAAGGTGGTAATACAGGTGCTTCTATTGCTGAAGGCTTGCAAGCTGGTCAAAAGGCTTACCGAGGTGGTATGCAAGAAACCTTACAAGGTCAATTGCAGAATGTCCAATTGCAAGACATGATTCGTAAGCGTCAGTTAGAGCAACAAGCCTTGGCTGAACAAAAGCGTATTCAAGGCGTTATCCAAGGTGCTGTAACTAAGCCTCAAGAGATTTATGGCGAGGACATTATGGGTCAGCGTCAGGGTGAAGGAATGACTGCACCTAGCTTTGATCTACAACGAGCAATGCCTCAATTGATGAGTTCTCCAGAAGGACGCAAAGCTCTTAGTGAGTTGATTGCATCTCAGAAAGCAATGGCTGGTGAAACAACTACATTGGCTGAAGGTGCAAGTCTTGTTCGTGTAAATCCATTTACAAACAAGGTTGAAACTGTTGCAACTGGTGCGCCAAAGAAAGAAGACATTGCTGGTGAAGTAAAAGAAGCTCGTCAGATTCTTGGCATTACAAGTCCAGTTAATGACATGACTACTACAGAACGTGCTTTGATTAAAGCTTACATTGATCGCAAGGAAGCATTGAAAGCACCAAAAGTTTCTGTAGATTTGAAAGACCCAACAGCAGTAGCTAAAGCCCAATTGGAAACAATGGGCAAGTGGGAAGGTTATCTCAAGAACTCTGGTGATGATGTTGTTTCTAATCGTCTTGGTGCTTTTAATGATGCTTATAGACAAGCTAAAAAAGGCAATACTAGCGGTGATGGTGCAATGTTGTATAACCTTGCAAAGATTTATGACTCGTCTGGTGCTGTTCAGGCAAACGACATAAATGCAATTATTGGTAGCCGTTCAATCCCAACACAAATTAAGTTGGCTGCTCAGAGAATTAAAGAAGGTGGAACATTTACACCTGAAGAACGAGAGAACTTGAAGAAAATTGCTACTGGTGTTGCTACTGAAAGACAAAAGCAATTGATGCCATCTTTAGAGGCTTATAGGAAATTAAACACTAAATTGGGCGGTGAAGATTCTTCAATCTTGAATCCTTATGAGCGTGTTCTAAAGCCTAAGTCTCTTGATGATATTTTAAATCCGTAATAAGGCAAAATAAAATGGACGAAAACCAAAAAGTTCAGCAAGCCTTAGATGAGGGCTTTAGCAAAGAAGAAGTGCGTTCTTGGTATCTTTCTAAGGGATTAGAACTTCCATCATCTTTGCAAGCTACTAAAGAAGAAGCTACTGGCAAAGAGTTGTCTAAAGGTACTCGTCTTGCAATGACTGCCTTGCAAGGCCCGACTCTTGGATTTGCTGATGAGTTGGCAGGTCTTGTTGGTGGCGGTGCTGCTTTGGTTCGTGGTGAATCTCCATCTAAAGGCTATCAACAAGCACGAGATATTTATCGTTCTGGTGTTGAAAGCTATAAAGAAGAACAGCCTATCGGTGGCGCAGTAGCACAAGGTGTTGCATCGTTGCCATTGGGTATGCTGAACATTGGACGAAGCGTTGCACCGAATGTAGGCCCTGTCTTGCGTTCTGCTACATCTGGTCTAGGTTTTGGTATCGTTGGTGGCGCAGGTGAAGCTAAAGAGTTAGCAGATGTGCCAGAAGAAGCAGCTAAAACAGGTGCTGCAAGTGCTGTTCTTGGTGCTGGTACTGAACTAGGCATGAAGGTTGTTCGTCCTGTTAAACAGGCTATTACAAGCCAAGCAGGACGTATTATTCCTGAAGGTTTGCGTGAGTATGTTGGCACATCATCTGTAGATTTGGCTCGTAGGCGTGTTGCACAAGCTATGTTGCGTGATGGTGCTACGACTGAGCAAGTTGCTGCTCGTATGGCAAAGCTAGGTGATGATGCTATTTTGGCTGAATCATCTGGATACAACACTCGTGATTTGCTTGATACGATGGCTACGCTGCCAGGCCGTACCAAGAACTACACAGAGCAATTTATTCGTAATCGCCAATCACAACTTGGAAAAAGACTTGCAGGAGAAGCAGAGGCTCAGTTGTCTCCAACTGGCGCACGATTGGCAGACTCTGTTGAATCGTTGATGACAAAGCGTGATGTAGAAGCTACTCCTTTGTATGACCAACTGAAGACTGTAAGCGTAACTCTTGATGATGACTTGAAGCAGATTCTTGACGCTTCTAAAAAGCTAGGCGCATTTGCTCGTGCTGAGAAAATCTCTACTGCTTTACAAGAGCCATTTACATTAAAAGATGTAAAGAAGGCTACTGATGCGTCAATGCCTGACTTGGATAAGATTAAGCGTGGTCTTGATGACCTTATCAACAGTAAAGCATCTTTAAATGAGCGTGGCGACTTTAATGAGTTTGGTCGTGCTGTTATTCAATTAAAGCAAAATCTTGTCAAGCGTCTTGATGACATGACAGCAGATCAAGAGACTGGCAAATCTCTGTATAAAAGCGCACGAGATGCCTACGCTGGCCCAAGCGCATTGATCTCTGCTGCTGAACTTGGTAGGACTGTAATCAATAAGCCAGCAGCTACCATTCGCACTCTTGTTAAAGACATGAGCGACTCAGAATTGGAATCATTCCGAGTTGGTGCTTATGAGGGTTTGCGTGACTTGGCTGGTACACAGTCAGGTCAGACTCGTTTGCTCAATATGTGGAGAGAGCCAGCCACACAAGAACGATTGAAAGAGATTTTCCCTAGTGAGCGTTCATTTCGTGAATTTGCTTCCACAGTAGCAGCAGAGGCTCGTAAGAAAGAGATTCAATCTATTGGACGAGGTTCTGGTACTGCTGGGCGTGAGGCTCGCATGGAGGATGTAAACCTTGAGAATCTCAAAGACACAGTAAATGTGGCTGCTGCTGCCAAGACAATGGACATTGGTTCTTTAATCAATATGTTGTCTGGAACTATGACAAGAACTGGATTGCCAGAGCCTGTTCGTAATGAGATTGGTAAAATCTTGATGAGCAAAGCTACTAGCGGTGATGAGATTCGTTTGTTGCGTAATGCAATGGAAAAAATGAAGCGAGAGCAACAAGTTCAATCATCTACAAGTGGTCTTATTGGTTCACAATTAACACCAGTAGCAGAGCCATTTACGGCTGCATTGCGTTCACTTTTGCAATAAGGATTAACATGGCAAAGACCAAGATTTCAGAATACAGCAGTACCGCTAACAACAATACTGACATTAACAGTATTAACTTAGCCGAGGGCATGGCCCCTTCTTTGGTGAACAATGCCATTCGTCAATTGATGGCTCAGTTGAAAGACTACCAAGCAGGTACGGCTGGCGACAATGTGACTGTTGGTGGTAACTTGTATGTGACTGGCACATCTACCATGACAGGTGCAATTACTGCTTCTGGTGGTATTAGTGGAAACGTCACATCGTCTTCTGCAACCATTACTGGTGGCACTATCAATGGTGCTGTGATCGGTGGTTCTTCTGCCCAAGCAATTACAGGAACGACTGTAACGGCTACTACAGGCTTTGTTGGTGGTTTGACAGGTAATGTCACAGGTAACACCACAGGGACTCACACAGGGGCTGTAACAGGCAATGTGACTGGTAACCTGACAGGCAATGTCACAGGCAACGTAACTGCTTCTACAGGGACTTCAACATTCAATAATGTCACGATTGATGGCACATTGGATATGTCTTCTGGAACAGTAGGAACAATCACAGGATTGGCTACACCTACTAATTCTTCTGACGCAGCCACTAAAGGTTATGTAGACACAGCAGATGCTTTGAAGCTGAATCTGTCTGGTGGCACTATGTCAGGCAATATCGCTATGGGTACAAACAAGATCACAGGTCTTGGTACACCTACTGCTGATGCTGACGCTGTTACTAAATCTTATGTAGACGCTATTGCTCAAGGTATTGACGCAAAAGCCTCTGTGGTTGCTGCTACGACAACCAATATCACTTTGTCTGGCACACAGACTATTGATGGTGTTGCGGTAATCGCAGGTGATCGAGTATTGGTTAAAGACCAGAGTACTTCTGCCAACAATGGTATTTATCTGTGTGAAGCAGGTTCATGGACTCGCACAACAGATGCTGATGCTTGGACAGAGTTGGTTGCTGCTTACACCTTTGTTGAGGGTGGCACAACTAACGGCAATAACGGCTATATCTGTACTGTTGCAGCAGGTGGTACTTTGGGTACTACAGCGATTACCTTTGCTCAGTTCTCTGGTGCAGGTCAGGTTGTTGCTGGTACTGGCATGAGCAAGACAGGTAACACCCTTAATGTAAATACAGCATCAAGCGCACGAATTGTTGTTAGTGCAGATGAGATTGACTTGGCTACAACTGGTGTTACAGCTAGTACTTATAAGTCTGTGACTGTAGACACATTTGGTCGTGTTACGGCAGGTACTAATCCAACAACTATCTCTGGTTTTGGTATTACAGATGCTTACACAAAGACTGAAGTTGACACTTCTCTGAGTGGTAAGTTATCTACAAGTGGTGGCACTATGAGTGGTGCTATTGCAATGGGTACTTCTAAGATTACTGGTTTGGGTGACCCTACAAGTAACCAAGACGCTGCCACAAAGACTTATGTTGATGGCATCTTAGGTAGTGCAACATCTGCTGCGACAAGTGCTGCTGCTGCTGCTACTTCAGCATCTAACGCTGCTACAAGCGAAACAAATGCCTCTACAAGCGCAGGAAATGCCTCTACAAGCGCAACGGCTGCTGCTGCTAGTGCTACGAGTGCATCTAACACTTACGATGCCTTTGATGATCGTTATTTGGGTTCTAAGTCAACTGCACCTACTGTAGACAATGATGGTAACGCATTGCTTACTGGTGCTTTGTACTGGAATACATCGACTAATAATCTGTTTGTCTGGACTGGTTCAACATGGGCTAATGCAGCGTTTACAGCAGGTTCATTTGCTACTCTTACAGGTGTTGAAACCCTGACAAATAAGACAATCACATTTGCTGACAACACACTAACAAATGTTGCAAGTCTTAACACAGCACAAACCTTCACAGGTACTAAGACTTTCTCAGGTACATCATCTGCTCAAGCAATCATCTTGAACGATGCAGCAGAAGTAGCTACAGTATCAGCTACAGCAGCTACTGGAACTATTGCTTATGATGTTACAACTCAGTCAGTCTTGTACTACACAAGTAACGCAAGTGCTAACTGGACAGTTAACTTCAGAGGCTCTAGCGGTACATCATTGGATACTTTGATGAGTACAGGTCAATCAATGACTGTAGCTTTCTTGGTGACTCAAGGCTCTACAGCTTACTACAACAACGTAGTACAGGTTGATGGCACAACCTCTGGAGTTACAACTCGTTGGTTAGGTGGCGCACCTACAGCGGGTAATGCTAGTGGTATTGACTCATATCGTTATTTGATTATCAAGACTGGTAGTGCAACCTTTACAGTCTTGGCAAGCAACACACAATTTAAGGCTTAAACCTATGCCATTACAAGCAACAAGTGGTGCAGCTAGTTACGATGCCTTTGGTGGTGGTGTAGCGGCTGTTCCTACCTACATTGAGGATGTGTTCAGTACTTGGCTATATCAAGGAACAAGCGCAAATCAAACAATTACCAATGGCATTGATTTGTCAACCAAAGGTGGATTGGTTTGGTGTAAGGGTCGCCCCAATGCAGGTTATAGCCATAGGTTATTTGATACTGCTCGTGGTGTAAATAATTCACTTGCAACAGACTTAACTAATGCACAATTTACGCAAACTAATTCTGTAACTGCTTTTAATACTACAGGTTTTTCTCTTGGTTCTGATGGTAATGGAGAAGTAAACTTTTCTGGTTCTACCTACGCCTCATGGACATTCCGCAAGCAACCAAAGTTCTTTGATATTGTGACTTATACAGGTACAGGGGTTGCGAGAACAATTGCTCACAATCTTGGGTCTGCGCCTGGTTTTTACGTTGTTAAACGTACCGATAGCACAAGTAATTGGTCTTGTTACCATCGTTCTCTTGGGAATGGCGGTTTAATAGACTTAAACAGTACAAGTGATGCTTCTTTAGGCAATGGTCGATGGAATTTCACAAGCCCAACATCAACTGTATTTTCTGTAAACGATGACGCTTCTGTAAACGCATCTGGTGGAACTTATGTAGCCTACCTATTCGCCCACAACGCAGGAGGCTTTGGTCTGACTGGTACAGACAATGTGATTTCGTGTGGTAGTTATACAAATGACGGAAGCGGAAATGCGGACATAACTCTTGGATATGAACCTCAGTGGTTACTTATTAAGCGAACGGATGCTGCTGGATATGATTGGTTTATTGTTGATGTTATGCGTGGATGGGTAAACAAAACTGGCAACAACGATTACACACTTTCTGCAAATACAAGTGCTGCTGAGGTGTTGGATGGAATAGGTCATCCTGTTGCTAATGGTTTTGCAATTCGTGGTATGACACCATCAGCAACCTACATCTACATCGCCATTCGTAGAGGCCCGATGAAAGTGCCTACGACTGGTACGAGTGTGTTTGGTATGTCTGCTAGATCAGGTACAGGTGCAAATGCTACTGTGACAGGTGGTCAAACTGATGATGCTGTGTTGGTTAAGAATCGTGGCTCGGCAGTTGCTTCTTTATTTTCTTCACGACTTACTGGCACAGGCTATCTTGTAACGTCATCCACAGCGGCAGAAGTAGCCGCAGGGACAACCATACTTCAAGCCAATCCTTGGGATGTAATGGATGGTGTCAAAGTTGGCACAACGTCAACAATTACAAACGCAAGTGCAAATACATACATAAATTATTTGTTTAAACGTGCGCCATCTTTTATGGATGTTGTTTGTTATACAGGGACAAGTGCAAATAGAACTGTGACGCATAACTTAGGTATTGCACCTGAGATGTATATTGTTAAGCAACGAAGTAGTGCTGCTAATAATTGGGGTGTATACACCTTGGCATCAGGGCCAACAAAAAACATTAACTTAGAAGGTACTGGCGCTGCTTATACAGACACTAGTGCGTGGAATTCAACAAACCCTACAGCATCTGTTTTTTCTCTTGGAACAAGTGGCGAAACAAATAGTTCTGGGCAAACTTATGTTGCCTACTTATTTGCAACTTGTGCAGGTGTTTCCAAAGTAGGCTCATACACAGGTACAGCTACTACAAAACAGGTTGACTGTGGTTTCACAGCAGGTGCAAGGTTTGTTCTTATTAAGCGCACAGACTCAACTGGTGATTGGTATGTATGGGATACAGCCCGTGGCATTATTGCAGGTAATGACCCTTACTTGCTCTTAAACAGCACAGCCGCTGAAGTAACATCTACAGATTACATCGACACATACAGCGCAGGGTTTGAACTTAGTTCAACTGCACCAGCCGCTATCAATGCCTCTGGTGGCACATTCATATTTTTAGCAATTGCTTAAAGGACTTATATGCAAGTAAGAATTAGATCAACTGGTGCTGTAATGTATGAAGCAGAATTTCGTGCATACACTAAAGCCAATGGTGGCCCATCATGGGAGACAACTACAACTGAAATCCTAGACAATCTAGGTGCTGATGTAGTCTTTGAAGGCGCACAAGCTACAGGAGGTACTGTTTACCAATACTCTCAATCACAAGGTGTTGAGCAGATTGATGGTAAGTGGTACACAAAGTATGTGTTAGGCCCTACCTTTATCGATACTGTTGAGAATGGTGTAACTACTACAGCACTACAGCACGAAACTGCATACAAGGCTCAGAAGGATGCTGAACAAGCTAAGAGTGTTCGTGCTACTCGTGATGAAAAACTCAAAGATAGTGACTGGACACAAGTAGCTGATGCGCCTGTTGATAAAGCTGCATGGGCTACATATCGTCAAGCCTTGCGTGATGTAACTGCGCAAGATGGATTTCCTTGGACAATCACTTGGCCTGAGAAACCATGACAAACGAAGCAGTATCTACAAAAATAGCATCAGCAGCTACTTATGGTGGCTCTAGTGCAGCAGTAATCTTTGGTCTAACAGCTAACGAGTTTGCTGCTATTTCTGGTGTTGTGATTGCTATTTGTGGTCTATTGGTAAACATCTACTTTAAGCACCAACACTTAAAGATTGCAAAGAAGAACGCTAAACCTGACGAGCAAGAAAAATGATGGATTGGGCTGAAGCATTTATTGCAGCAGCCTGTGTTGTTTGTTTTGTGATATTTTGTAGTTACATCATAATCTGGGCGTTTCCATGATTCCATTAGACCCAATAGCAGCATTAGATGGTTTACAAAAAGCCATTGGGATGGTCAAGAAGGCTAGTAAGGTAGCCAATGACTTGGGTGGACTTGCGCCTATGCTTGGGCAGATGTTCAATGCCAAGAGCCAAGCTACTAAGGCAATGCTTCATGCCAAGCGTGATAAGTCTGGTAGCAACATGGGTACGGCACTTCAGATTGAGATGGCCTTGGAACAAGCGAGGGCCTTTGAAGAAGAACTAAAGATGTTGTTCATGCAGACTGGCAAGATTGATGTATGGAACAAGATTAAGGCTCGTCAAGCTGAGATGGACAGAGATGATGCTAAAGAAATAGCAGCATTAAAAGCAGAGGAAAAAAAAGCCAAGCAAGCCGAGCAAGAGCAGATGGAGATGGTGGCTCTTATTGGAGGAATTGCGTTCGTAATTCTTCTCGTTGGTATCGGCATAAATGAATTGATGGATTTCTGTCAAGCAACTAAACGCTGTGGTCGATGAATGAGTATCAGAAACAATTTGATACATTTCTTAAAGTATTTGTTCGCCTGTGTGTAGTTTGGTGGGTGCTTGGATTGCTACGCTTTTTGCCTGATGATTTGTCTGACAAGATAGTAAATAAGTTTCTTGCTTACTTAGGATTAGGATGAAAATATCAACTTATCAGAGCAATGCAATGATGCTCAGAGAATCACAAAGAGTATTGCATCAGCAGTATTTGGAATCTATGAAGCAATTGAATCTACAAGTTGATTACAGAAAGAAAGTTGAGCAGATAAAAACTCAATGGATAAAGCCTAACTCTGTGGATGTGTACGCATGAAATATTTACTGGTTGTTATAGCTTTTATGCTATCGGGCTGTGAAGACAGATACCGCTACAAGTGCCAGAATCCAGACTTCTTCCATGCAGAGGAATGTCAGAAGCCTAAGTGCTTATTTACTCAGCAATGCCCAGAATACTTAGTAGCACCAATCTTGGAGAAAAAAGTCAATGACGTCCAGCCAACACCAGAAAAATGAGCCATTGACAGCAGAAGCTATTGAAGTCCGAGTTTGGGGTTTTGTGGTTGTTGTTGTGACTTTGATTCTGTGCTTTATTGTGATTGCACTTTTGTACTCTGTGACATTTGTGACTCAACCAATCAAGAGCATGGCCCCGATTGACCAAGCCTATACCAAGATGCTGAACGACATTGTTCTGCTAATCGTAGGCGGTATCGGTGGTGTGATGACCAAGAGAGCAGTTGGCTCTGGTGCAAGGGCTTTAGGAGTGCCTCCAACTCCAGTACAGCCAATGTGTCAACCAATGGGTTATCAAGGCTCTATGAGTGGTTTTAACTCGTCCTATGCGCCTACGCAATCTGCGTATGGATTACCTAGCCAACCATTTGGTGCTATGCCTGTTTGGAAGAATCCAGAACTAGATGAATCGTGGACTCCTCCTCCTCCTCCGACTACGCCTCCAGATTTGCTAGAGGATGATGATGAGCGAGAGCAATTAGCACAAGCAAGAAAAGAGGCTGACTAATGTTACCCATTCCTTTGCCTTGGTTGATCGTTGGTGTTCTTATATCCTTGTTTGGGACTTACAGGGTAGGTCACCACTATGGATGGCTAGAGCGTGATAACGACATGAAAATAGCCATTGCCAAGAAGAACGAGGAGGCTCGTCAGATAGAGCAAAACATGACTGAGAAGTTAAACCAACAATCTGCGAAATTACAGGAGGCTAACGATGCTATCAACAAAAAAACTACTGCTCTTGCTGTTGCCAATCGTGCTGGCAAGTTGCGCCTCTGCCCCACAAGTAACGTACAAGCCCCCACAAATTCCTTCACTACCAGCGCAGATACAAAAGCAACCAGTCAACCTGACAGACAGACTGACACAGCTTCTGATGCCGAAAGAGCAACCATCGATGCCATCGCAGAAATAGTTGCACAAGGGGACAGGAACACAGCAGCGTTAAATGCTTGTGTTGATGCTTACGAAAATGTTAGGAATCTTTTAAATGACAGTAAACGCTGAACAATTAAAAAAGCTACACATTGACCCTGTGTGGGTTGATGCTCTTAATGAAACTTTTGAGCGTTTCAATATTGTTACACCTGCTCAACAAGCGTCTTTTATTGGACAAGCTGCACATGAAAGCGGTAACTTCAAAATGCTTGTTGAAAATTTAAATTATCGTGCGGAAACTTTGATGAAGGTGTGGCCCAAGCGTTTCCCAACATTAGAGTTTGCCAAACAATACGAGCGTGACCCTAAAAAGATTGCTAACTCTGTTTATGCCAATCGTATGGGTAATCGTGACGAGGCTTCAGGTGATGGGTTTCGTTTTCGAGGCAGAGGTCTTTTCCAAACCACAGGTCATGCAGGGTACTATCACGCAGGACAAGCACTAGGAGAGGACTTTGTGATGAATCCTGACCTAGTGTCTACTCCTAAATATGCTGCTCTTACTGCTGGCTTTTTCTGGAACACCCATAAGCTAAATAACTTTGCGGATGTTGAAGACTATAAAGGCATGACGAAAAAAATCAATGGTGGATTCATAGGTTTAGCAGATCGAGAAAAGCATATTCGTCACGCACTTAGTGTTCTTATTGTTTAAAAGTTTCTTGGTCAGTTTTGCCACTTCGTAACCTGTGTCTTGCACAACTAATTCCTATATTGTATTTTTTACAAGCATACATAATTGGCATTTTTTCACCATCCACAACAACATATCTAGTTGTGTCTTTATTGTTTGCTTGTTCAACTGGTGTAGCCCATCGACAGTTTTCTTTTGAATAGCCTTTTGTGTTGTCAATTCTGTCTAGTGTCTTTCCTACTGGACGCATACCCATATCTGCAATAAATTTTTCAAACTCCAACCATTGCTTACAAACTGTAAAGCCTCTATCAACATAAGATTGATGGCCTCCTTTACCTTGTGTTCTTTGAATCATTGCGTGCCAAGATTTATAAGTTGGCGTTCCAGCTAACCCATGTTTTGTATGTTTTTCAGCAGACAATCTATATTGCTGACAACCGCAAGACTTAGATTTGCCTTTCATTAGACTTCCGACAACAACATTTCTTTCAGTTCCACAAATACATTTGCAGTTCCAAACTGTTGCATTTCTGCCATCTCTACCAGCAAATCCTAAGACAGTCCAGTAACCAAAAACTTGACCAGTTTTATCTCGAAATGGCATTGGCATAATTACTCCGTTTTCACAAAAATTCCATCTTTTGTTAGATGCCCTTTTCTGTTTTTTATGACTTGGTAGCCATTTTCTAAACATTCAACAAGGTCAACATCTAACAATGCAGAGCCTATTATAAGTGTAATAAGTATGTCTGCGTAAGCATCTTTAGCTTCTTCAAGATCACCTTTGCTCAATGCTTTTAGCAACTCTGCAACTTCTTCTGTTGTTTTAATTGCTTGAGCCAATGGAGTGCTATTTGGAATAATTTTCCTTTGTTCAGCCCATTGGATAACAAGCATTTCTGTTTTTGCGTAACTCATTTAATTGCTTTCATAACTCGTTGTTTTTTACCAGAGCGTCCTTCTCTAGTTCCAGTAATCTCAATGAAGCCTTTGTTTAACAAGGCACGATAGCGAGGAGTGATTGATGAGTAACGATGCTCTGGCAGAGCCTCCAGCACTTCATCTGAAATACACCCATCAGGAAAGCCCTTAATCGCCTCGTAGACGATTTGTTCTAGCTTGTTGGTATCAACTGCTTGCGCTGCTTCTACAGAGGTTTCTGGGCTGTCTTTTCGTGCCAACTTAAATGCTGGTGTTCCAAAGATTTTCTCAAAAGCACTTTTCATATCCATGATTTTCCTTTAGGTGAGGGCTACTCACATTCGTCCGACATTGCTGTCTGCTTTCGCCCTCGTAAACTTAAAATTCTGTTTTAGTCAAAATGGGAGGTCTGCATCGTATTCTTGTTTAATACCTTTCTTTGGCTTATTCAAAGAAGCATCAGCGTTCTTACTTTTGACAGACAAAGACATAAATTTATTTCCATCTTTGCTTAATTTAATCCAAGCAGATAGCCAGTATTCTGTCCCATCTACATTGATAGACCCTTTGTAATCGGGAAACTTGGCATCGTCTTTGCGGTCATTCTTAAAGAGTGAGCCTCTGTTTGTATTATCGTATTCCATTTTATAACTCCTTGGCTTTCTTCAAAGCACTTCTTACTTTACTAGGAAGCAAAGTCCACAATGCTATTTTTTGTTCAGCATCTAGGTTCTCAGCTTCCAACTTCACCCAAGCTGTCTTAGGTTCTTCTTTATCGCAGAGAGCAATTA